CAAGGCAGAAGTTACAAGCAAACTAACACAACCACAATACAAGCTATTATGTAAGCTTCACGCAAAGTATTTTAATCACGCTTATTATGAGCCTTGCAGTTGCAGACCCAAAGAGTTAAAACGATGGATAGCCGATATTGACAGACTATACAATAAATGATAAAAAATGTACACAAGTGGGAAAAGGCAGTAATAATGTTATTGAATTTAGATGGATGGAACTTAACACATACTGGCGATGGCTTTGAGCATTACGATGCAATAGGCACAAGCCCTAAAGGAACAGAGGTAGTAATTGAAATGAAGTTCAGAAACAAATACTACAAAGAAAAAATGTTAGAGGTGTACAAGTACGACAAGCTAATAGAAACTGGTAAGATAGCCCTATACTTTGTGAATGACCCTAAAGGTAATTATATGTATTGGCTAAACAACCTAACAGACTTGACGAAGAAAGATATGTATTGCCCTGACACAACGCTATGGACTAAAAAGAAACTATTAAAGCCTTGTTACTTGCTTGACGAAGCACAAGCATCAATAATTAATTTAAACAGTTTTACAAAATAGTTTGTTTATAATTTGTTTATAATAAAAAAAGTTTTGTATATTGCGGTATGAAAACACAACTGCAAGACTTAAAAAAAGAACTTCGGCAAATAGAAGCCACGCTACACCACCTTAATAAAGAGGGCGGACTTACTGAACGTATGAAGAAACGTTTAGAGGATAGAGAACTATATATAAGAAGTATAATTTATAACATACAATAACAATGAAAAAGACAAAGACTGGATTACATATCCAAACACGCAAAAACAGAATTGAAGTATTAACTGAAAAAGAGTTAGAACAACAAGAACTTAAAAAAGCAGAACAAAGACAGCTGGTAGTAATGGCATCTATTTTATTACTTGCGTTCCTTACGTTTTGTTTTGGGTTTATGATTGGATATGGTAGCTAATGAATTTACTTCAATCTCAAACATATAACCTTTGGTTTAATTGGTTAGCCGATAAGATAATGGAATGGAAAGATGCCAAGCCATTAAACAAAGACTTACGCAACTGCATTAAAGCTATGAACGAAATAGGTACATTTGTAAATGGTTTGCGTACAGAGGTTGAGGTACTACATAAAAGAGTACAGCTAATTAGACAACAGAAGAACGAACTGATACAAAAACAACAAGAAGAAATAACACAATTAAAAGACGATTTAAACAAATATCAAATGCACTATATAGACGAACCAGACGCAGTAAGCACTTGTAGAATGTGCGACACAGAAACCAACGGACAGACATACTGCTCGGAAGATTGTAAAAACTATGACCTTGAATAATATGGATAAGATAAAACTATTAGATGGTAAATACTACGACAGAGCAGAGCTGCTTAAACGTATGGAAGATGACACCTTTTACTATGGGGAACTAAATACCCTTGCTTTAAGTAGTAGTAGCCTTAAACAGCTTCTATCAAGCCCAAAGACATATAACTTTAGTTTGAAGTATGGTAGTGGCGAAAGTCAAGCACTACGAGATGGGTGGTTATTTCACACCGCTATATTAGAGCCAGAGGTATTTGCAGCACAAACCTTTATAGATGTGCAAAGCAAGAACACAAAGAAGTTTAAAGAAGCTAAAGCAGAAAACCCACGAGTGTTTACAATTAAAGAACGTAACGATGCTGATAGGCTTGTAGATGCGTTCTACAGAAACGAACACGCAAAGGAACTAATAACCAAAGCAGAGTTTGAGATACCAGCTATTGACAACGTATTAGATATGCCATTTAGAGGCAAGGCTGATGTATTAGCTACTAATAGAATAGTAGACCTTAAAACAACTACAAACATAAAAGACTTTGCTTGGTCAGCTAAAAAGTACGGATACGATGTACAATGCTATTTATACTGTAACTTATTTGGTAAGACACACAAAGAGTTTTATTTCTTGGCATTAGACAAGGGCAGCTTGGATATTGGTATATTTAACTGCTCGGAAGAGTTTTACTTTCAAGGCGAAGAAAAAGTAGAAAAAGCACTACACCTATATAATCAATTCTTTATAGAGGGTGCAGATTTAGATAACTATTGTTTAACTGGAGAATTATAAAAAATGAAATTAGATTTAAAGATTGAGTATTTAGGAAAGAAAGAAAAAAAAGGAGATACAGAAAAGGATATGTACCACCTATCGTTTAAAACTTACAACGCAGAGATAAATGGCAAGTTTGAACGTAGTGAGATACGACACCTTATACAACAATTAGACAACGCTATAATATGAGGTCTACATACTTACATTACGAAAACGGAAAGGGCTACGATGTGATAGACTTTATAAAGGACTACAACCTAAACTTCAATAGAGGCAATATAATTAAATACGTTTGTAGGGCTGGTAAAAAAGACAACGAACTAAAAGACCTTGAGAAAGCAGCAGACTACCTAAAGCGAGAGATAGAATACATAAGAAACGAACAAGAGAAATGGATAGAGAAGAACAAATAGAACAAGAAGAACTTGAAAGATTAGAAAGCAACGCAGGAGTTTATGATGACACAGACCCAATAAGCGACAAACATCTTAACTATTTAAAGTGTGTTCTAATAAGCCAACTACTATTAGAGGCAAACGATGACCTAAAAGGCAGCAAAGCGTTTAAACAAAACGTAAAGTATCAAGTAGGTAAGACAAACCAAATATTAGAAAAGGTCTACCAAGAGGGGTTTAATACAGTATACCACAATAACCCAGAGATGTGCTTAAACGTACTTAACAAAATAGATGGACTGATACACAAAATAAAAACAGCCACCATAGACGAGTTAGTAATAATAGATGCATTAGTAGACCAATACTTTAACAACAAAGAAGAAATAAACGAAACCCAAACAGCAGAATTTACAAAGATAGACTAATGGATAAACCAATGAAAATACTAAACCTATACGCTTGTTTAGGAGGTAATAGATACAAGTGGGATGAGGTTACAGATGTTGAGGTTACAGCAGTAGAATGGGATGAAGAACTTGCTAAACTATATCAAGAACGTTTCCCAAACGACACAGTAGTGGTAGCAGATGCACACCAGTATTTACTTGACCATTATAAAGAGTTTGATTTTATTTGGAGTTCACCTCCTTGTCCTACACACAGTAAAATGAATTACACTTTTAAAAATAGAGATAACTTTAAATTAAAATACCCAGATATGAAGCTCTATCAAGAAGTTATTTTTTTGGATAATTTTTTTAATGGTAGTTATGTAGTTGAAAATGTGATACCTTATTATGATTTATTAATACAAGCAAAGAAAAGAGGTAGACATTTATACTGGACAAACTTTAATCTGCCTAACAATTTAAGTAAAAGAACACCACCTAAAATGAATTGCAATAAAAATATAACTAAAAAAGTATCTGAACAATTTATGGAGTTTCACGATGTCAGTTCTTTAATAAAAAAATATAAAGGAAAACAAGATAAAGGTAAAATAGCAAGAAACTTGGTAGACTATGAAGCTGGTAAGACAATATTAGAAACTGCAATAGGAATAATAAAAAAACAAAACGTAAAACAAACCGAATTATTTTAGATATGAAATTAGAAACAATTAGAGACACGATTAAACAAACAGCAAACATAGACATCTTTGAACAAACAAGGCGCAGAGATGTAATAGAAATGCGTAGCGTAGCAAACCACTATCTATATAAGATTTGCAAGATGCGACTTATGGAAATAGTAAGAGAATACGAAAAGAACAACTACAAAACAACACACGCTTCAATAATACATAGCCTAAACACATACGACCAACACAAACTATATAACACAGAATTAGAACTAATGTACAAAGCTCTAATAGGCGACAATAGACTATACGTTATGGAACAAATACCAAAGGCTACTGAAAAACAAATAGAACAGATAGAAGAAATACTGATGTAAAAAAAAGTAATTATGTTTATATATTATTATAAGATAAATACTATGGCTTACAACACAGAAGATTTAAAACAGCAAAGTTTAGAAGTAATTAAGAAACATAATTTAATATTTGTAAACGATATTTTTGCATATACTCCATTTGTTAGAAAAACTTTTTACGACCACGATTTACACAAAAGTGACACTATAAAAAGCGAATTAGCAAAAAATAGAATTAATATGAAAATATCAATGAGAGCTAAATGGTATGAAAGCGACAACGCTACGCTACAAATAGGGCTTATGAAACTTATAGCTGATGATGACGAAGCACATAGATTAAACGGAACAAAGAGAGAGGTTAAGCACGATACAACAGACAAAGAGATAAATATAAAGATACATAGATAGTGAACGTTGATGTAAACGTAGTATTTGAACACCTTTTAGATAGTCAATCAAAGATAGTAGTAGAGCAAGGCGGAACAAGGTCTGGTAAGACTTTTAACATTTTGCTCTATATTATTTTCCACTACTGCCAAACAAACAATGGTAAGACTATAACTATATGCAGAAAGACTTTCCCAGCTGTACGTTCTTCTGTGATGCGTGACTTCATAGACATACTTAAACAACACAATAAGTATAACGAAGAAAATCATAACA